CCCAGGGAACCCTTTCTGTAGCAGAAAAGTGGTTCCACATCACTGGTGCTGGTATCATGAAGAAGGTAAATAAATGAAGAAGAAATGCTCGCCAGAAACAAAGAAATATGTCCTTAGCAAGACTGGCCCAAAGCCAGATGCCAAGAAACCCAAGTCAAAGAAGTAGGAGAGTTAAATGCCAGATTTAATCAATGCTGAACAATCCACGCCTGTCGGGACTCAGCAGCCACCAGTTATCGTAGACACAACTCCAGCCGAGGATCCCCAGACCATCCATGAAAGAGCCATGTTCAACAGGTTCGTTCAGGACCAAGGTCAAAAGATCCCAGCCAACTTCAAGTCTGCAGACGACTGGTTCAACAGCCTGATGGAAGCTCGCAAGGGATTCACCCAGGCCAGACAGGAAATTGCTGCCCTAAAGCAGCAGTACAATCAAAACGGAATGAACAATCCCAATTATGTGGGGGACTCATCCGAACCAGTACAGCCACAGAAGACCGAGGATCTTTCTGGAGTACCAGAAGAACTAAGCATCAAGCCCCCAGAACCCAAGCCCCAGGCAAAGGTTACTTCGGAAGATTGGCTACGGTGGGGATCAGAGATCGATACCACTGGAGCCGTAAGCGAGGCAACCCGCAAGGAGATCGCGGACAAGATGGGTGCTGAAGATGTCATCATCGAACAGCTCATTCAGGGTCGCAAGGCACTAGCCAAGCAGTCCTGGCAGAATGCGGCGGATGTTGTCGGAGGGAATGACAACCTTAAGCGTCTTTTCAAGTGGGCACAAGAGACAAAGACTGTTGAGGAAATCGATGCGATCAATAAGTCTCTTCGGACAAATGCCTATAAGAATGTTCTTCTTGGTCTTCAGGCTGAATATGGACAAACCACATCAAAACCACCTTCACAGGAACCTAAGCCTACCCAGAACAGGGTCAATTCGTCTCAGGTTCCAAACTCCGTACAGGTGTTCACATCAATGCAACAGCAGCAGATGGCGATCAGAGACCCCCGTTATCGGGTTGATCCCAACTATAGAAAGGCTGTTGAGCAAATGGTTATCAACACCCACAAGTTCGGATTTTCAGGAAATCGTTAACTCCGTATAATCCCTTGGGGACACGGAACAATTGATGGTTTCTCCTTCTATAAAGTTTAAACAAGTTTCAACACAGGAGAAACAAACATGTCACAATTCTCAGGTTCAAACCTTACAGCAAATAACCTTTTTCCACTAGGAAGTAACCCTACAAGCAACCCAGCACAGACCGTTAGTCAGTGGCCCTTGGGTGGTCAGGCTGCTAGTAGAACCTCAATCCCTAGTGTTTCTGGGGCTGATAACCCAGATTACTGGCTTCCTCTGTGGAGCGGTGAAGTCCTCACCGCTTACTCAGAGTACAACATTTTTGAGCCACTTGTAACCACAGAGACCATTGAATCGGGTACAACCAAGCGGTTCCCCATCACTGGTACTGTAAAGGGTAAGTCCAAGTGGAATGCTGGTGAAGAGCTTGGTGGTAATGAAGGTATTCAGACCCCAGGTTGGTTCGATATTTCATTGGATCAGCGTCCAATGGCAGCATATTTCGACCTCGACCAGATCCACCTTATGCTTACCCAATGGGACTATCGGGCAGAACTAAGCCGTCAGGCTGGCCTCTGGCTCGCTAATACCCGCGATAAGCAGATCATCTCCATGATCGCTCAGGCGGCGTTTGCGGCCAACCGCAACCCCTACGGTACTGGTCTTGCGGGTATGAACTTCTCTGGTAAGAATGCCCTTCCTGCCAACGCAACCTTTAACTTCCTTGGTAACAGACTTGCCACACAGACCCAGCGTACAGACGCTGCTCTGTTGCTCCTTGATTACCTAGAGCGTTACATGGTTAACCTCCAGGAAGTCGATGTCCCATCGGGCGAGATTTACTGTGCCGTCACCCCCCAGGCTTTCCAGGACATCCGTGCCCTTGGTATCGCCCGTGACGCTACAGGTCTTGTTGGTGGTGCTGGTCGTCCATACTTCGGTGGTGTTGCCGAGGCTGGCGGTCTTGGTGCTTCCCTCTCGCAGGGCATGATGAATATCATGGATTCCCTGGAGTACATGGGTGTCAAGATTATCAAGACCAACCACATTGGTGAAGGACCAACTGGTCTTTACGGTTCCAATATCGTTGATGGTACTGGTGCAAACATTGCACCAACACTCACTGCTGGTGTTGTAAGCGCACAAGGCACACTCAGAGACATTGGCGATCCAAAGTACAACTTTGATTTCTCTCAAAGAGTTGCTGGTTCTGGCGGTCAGAACGCATCACCAATCAAAGCGTTGATCTGGCAGCGTAACGGCGTTTGCTCGTTGCGTCTCCAGGGCATGCAGACCGAGTCCGTCAAGGACACCAGACGTGGCACTTACTTCACCGTAAGCTCCATCATGGCTGGTGCTGGAATCTTGCGTCCAGAAGTCTGTGGCGCAATCCAGGGTGTGGCTACTGGCGTTACTGTCGGTGCTTAATTAGTAC